GTTGATTATTCTTGGTTGTTCCATCATATAAATTTAATTTCATTAGTTATAGGGTCCCAATCAATATTCCACGGAGTGTGAGAATAAAGATATTGCTCGTTCAATACAGATGCATTGAAGTAGTGTGTGTGTCCGTCAAAGTAGTGACCATGACCACTGTGGATATGACCACAGATGTGGATCTTAGGTTTGATTTGTTTGATTTTCTCTGCAAGTAATTCACAACCCAAGTGAACATTGCGGTTACCTTCAACATCATCCAATATTCCCCAAGCAGGTCCGTGAGTAATCAAGATATCAATACCTTCAGGTATCATATCCCATTTTGCTTTCAACTCTTCACCATTTTTTGGTAAGTTAAATGCCCAATTGTAGAACTCAGGTTGCCAAGGAGAACCCCAAATTTTAATCTCAGGTCCATCACCATCTTGAATGGTCATTAACTCATCTTGGATGTAGTCAATAGTTTTGTATCCTGTTAAGATACCTTTAACTTTCTCAACGTTGTTTTGAAAACCCCAATCGTGATTACCCGCAATAAATACTTTGTGATCGTAGGTTACGATTTTGTCATACCAACCCGCAAACTGAGTGATCTCGTGTTCGTAACCCATAGAGCTTATGTCACCTGCGTGTAACAACAAATCACCACCAGGTAAATCGTGGTGTACGTGTTTGTGTTTTCCGTGTGTGTCTGATATAATAGTTAATTTCATAATACAAATATACTACTTTTTTTTCAAATTAACTTCAATATTAAAACTAAAACATAAAAATGTTCCCATAATAATTATTATATTATCATAATAACCAAAATTAAGACCTAAACCAATCCCCTTAAATATATCTCCCCAAAATTCAACTCTTTTATTCATAACTTAATCCATTTATTATCAAAGTTTAATGTAAACGTTCCGATGTGTTCTTTATTCCACCTATTCGGTTCTATTAAAGATAAAAATGTTTTACCGTTTTGTCCATAGTATAAATGATATGTTTCACCAATTACTGGTTCAAAACTAAATTTGGACCTATATACAATGTCATTCCATTTAAAGTCGTCAACCAATTTCTCATATTCCTTAACTAAAGTTTCGTATCTGTTGGAGAACTCTTTATTAACTTTTATAATCTTAGAGTTCTTCCAACTTTCAACGTCGTCAGGTTTAATAACAGGAGCTCCCAAGTCAGTACCATACGGCATTATCCCAGGATTTTCTACATAGTTATCAGGTTTTTTATCTCCCATTAATAAGTATCAATTTGTTTTTTTATTCTTTCAAGAATATCCTCATTGGCAATATTCTCATTAATTATGATTTGTTCCAAAAGATCCTTAATATCCCTTTTACTTCTATCTTTGGATCTTTGCCTTGTACTTAATTCCACACTATATAAATGATACGAAATTTCATCTACCTCTTTCAACTTTTTGAAATACTTGGACATTCTTTGATCCAACTTTCTACTTCTTTCCATGTTAGTTACCGTTGGGAAAGCCTTATGTAATTCATCCAATCTACCTTTTAGGTACTGGATCTCTCCGTATTTAATAATGTCTTGTTCTGTCATAATTTTTAATAATTGCCTCTACCTGTGTAGATCATTGAGTTTATTCTTTCTTGTTCTAAAAATTTAAGTAGTCTCCAAAGTTTTTTCATTCTTCTTTAGTTTTAGTTATTAATAATGTAATACCCGCTTGACCAACAGATAACTCACGACTACTATACCTATTGTCATTTATAAAACCATAACCTTTAAATCTAAAAATTATTACATCCTTATTTTCAAACCATCCGTGTATTGCATTTGTCGCATAATCAATATTTGGTGATTTTATTAACCCTTGTTTCCAAGGTGTTTGGAACTCAGGTTCAAATTCATCTGGTGTAATATGAATTATCATTTTCTTTTAATTTTTATAATCACTCCAATCCCAACCTAAAAATAGTTTCATACATTTTCTATGTAACCAATTTGGTTTTTTTATAAAGTGAATACAAAACCCATCACCGGCACCAATACAATATTTACCTACTCTTTTGGGTAATTTAATACCATCATTTTGTTTATAAACATGATTTGGATCAAAGTCTTTAATGTCCACTTCAATTATTTCTCTTTTCTTTCTAGGTTTGTAGTATTTCTTTTTAGGTTTCCCATCTACATTTTCTTTTGTTATTGCTTTTTCTGTCATTTAATTTTTTATATGTTCTAATTGATCCTCGTTGAAAATATGAAGGAGTCCGTACTCATCCATCTCACCAACAATTCTTACGTTCCCATCTACGGTTTTGAATACCGATACAATGGTACAAGGAAATTTATATCCTTTTAATTTAACTGCTTTATCCCCTACTTGGAATTTTGTTTTATTTGTTTGTGGTAAATCCCCATCTGATATTAAAGGGTCATCCCATGATGTGTCTCTTTCCATAAATTTTTTAATTTTAGGTTCAAATACCTGTTTCTCCCATTCCTCAAAAGTCATCTTTGACTCTTGGTTTTCAAATAAATAATTTTCGTATTGTGATTTTAGTGTTGACATAATTTTAATCTATAACATCTGTTAAGTACTGACCTGGACCTAATTTCACTTTATATAAAGTTTGTCCTTTTGGAGCTTCCATTCCATCCATCTCGTCCATCCAATTATCCCAATTTTTTTCCAATAAGTCAACAAACGAATCATTGTTTCCTCTGTCTTTATAACGTTGGATGTACTCATCTTTAATGTCTCTGTTTGGATACACCAATACAAATGGAATTCCTTTTTTCAACATGGCATCTCTAACATCTTTATGTGACGATACTAAAATTTTATCAACTTTAGGATCCTGAACGTTTCTTTCAATATGTTCAATGTAATTGTCAGGGAAATGTTTCTTATCAAACTTTGAACTATCGCTATCCAATACGTTTTTTTCTGTGGTGTTAAAATAAGTTGTCTTCCCTACACCAGGGAATGCTGAATATACTTTTGTTCTCATAATTCGTTTTTAAAATATTCTTTTATTTTATCGTCATGGGGTTTATTAATATCGTCCAATAGATCCGCAATCATTCTTAATGAATGTGATGTCCAAAATCCATTTTCCTGTGTGGTATGATCAAAATAATAATATCCATCAACATCCATTATTAAATAACCAATAAGTCTATTACCAAATAAAACTCTTTGGTTAGCTTCATTTATTATTTCAGTTCTTAATTCAATCATAATTTAATTACTTAGTGGTGCTTTAATAGTTGGGTGTGATTGATAGTTTTCAATAACAAAATCAGTATTATCTAAATGAGTTAACAATGATAAATCCTCACCTAATGATTTATAAAACTCATCAGTTTTTAGATGTTTTAATGTTGGTAGTGGGTATGGTTCTCTTGTTCGTCTTTCAACAGGATACATTTCATCTATATCCTCATGAGTACAAGTGAACGGAATACCAAAATCCATAATGTCAAAATTATTGTATTTCTTACTTGCTAAATCAATACGTTCTTCAATTGTTAACTCTCTACCAATCTGTTCCTTTGCCTGTTCAATATGATTCAAATACAAATGTGTATCACCTAAATTACCAATCAATTCATCAGGAACCATATTAACTTCTTTTGCAATGATTTCAAGTAGTAAACCTAAGAATGTATCTACTGAACGTTGATTCCACATTAAAGAGATTGCTCGGGTTGGGATTCCTGCTTTATTGTATTGTTCTTCTTTAGACCAATTATTCATCATAAATTCATAACCCCTTTCATCGAATATTCGATATCTTTCTTTCTCACTCAACTCTCTTGTATAAACTTGAAATCCATAATGACAAGGTGGTAAAGTCATTTGGTCCAATTCACCAACATTCCACGCATTAACCATTAATCGTCTTGAATCTGGGTTTGTTTTAAGGTCGTTGATTAGGTTTGCGATTTGGTCAAATGTTCTATAATGTCTAATGCCATCCCACATATCAGCTCCACATATTTCTTCATCTATTCCATCAACATCTTGTTTTTGTTCTTTAGTTAAGTAAGTCCATTCTCTCCATTGTTTACCATATACCGGACCTAAATCACCCCACTTATTAGCAAACTCATTATCTGTTTTGATTAGTCTAATAAATTCTTCCTTAGTTGGAACGTAGTAACCTGTATAATCTTCTTTACCTGAATGTTCGTTATACCATTTTTCAAACGCTTTATAAGCATCACCATCCCAAATATGACAATTATTATCCACAAGGAATTTAATGTTTGTATCACCACGTAAGAACCATAATAATTCTGTTGTGATTGTTTTGAATGGCATCTTCTTTGTTGTAAGTAATGGGAAACCATCTGACATCTTATGTCTTATCTGTCTTCCGAATATTGAAAGTGTGCCTGTTCCCGTACGATCTGATTTTGTAACTCCGTTATCTATAATATCTTGGAGTAGGTCTGTATATTGTTTGTCTAAATTATTCATTAATGATTGTTTTAAGTCGTTTAATTTCCTCAATTACATCATCACCCAATTCAATCTTGGACATCATTGATAGGTCTACCACTTGAGAGTATAATACTTTAATTAACTCGTCTTTTGCTTCTTCTTTATTCATAACTTTCAATTGTTTTATCGTTGTATGTTATTGTGATTAGTTTGGTTGGGGTATTCCATTCATTATTCATTCTCCATTCTATGTCTTCAAGGTTGATAGTACGATTCCATGAATAATCCCATTTTTCTTTACATAAACCCATTCTCTCTTCCAAACTCAGTTCTCGTTCCTCAATCTTTAGTCCCCACTTTTCAGAGAATGTTTTATCGGAAGTACATAAACCAACAAACATTTCTTTGTTGGGTTTACGATAGGTTTTTTTACCATCCATTCGTGCAACTAAAAGACACATCCCAATAGAATTATCCTTTTCATATTCCTTTGAATAATTCTCATATGCCTTATCCAATAAATCTTGTTGTTCTTTATTCATCTTTCTTTTTATTTAATCTCCTTTCAATTATAGATTCAAGCTCTGTTATTATTTCTTCCTCAATATCATCACCCAAGTTATACCACCAATCATCAAAACCACTTCTATCACATAATGAATCTATGATCTCTAAAACACATTTTTTGATTTCTCGTTTACTCATTTGTATATTGATGGTCTTGAACCATTAAGTTTCTGACTTAATAATGTTTCCTTGAAACACTTAACAAATTCTTCTTTTATGTCTTCAACAACGATATCGTTACCGTACACCATTACATCTTTCTTAATTCTATCTTTCCAATGATAATTTATTGGGTAGTTGTATAAAAGGAAGTTCTCCATTTCCTCCATAGTAAAGGAAAGTTCTATTTTAATTCGTTTACTCATCTTTATTTTCTTTTGTTATTTCTAATGATTTTACACCTATAACATCATCTTCTTTTAAACCATGTAATTGTAGTGGAATTTTAAGAGATTTAAATAAATTTTTTTGTAGATATTCGATATCCTCAATTTCTTCTATTGATAATTTTTTATCATTCATCTTCATCTTTGTTTAGTAATTTACGACCTTCTTCCCATATTGACGATCCACACATATAAGGGTGTTCAATAACATCTTCAAGAAATTCCTCAAGTTCTTTTATTCTAATATCCTTTTCTTCTTCTGTCATCTTTTAAAATATGATTTAAATTTCATCCAAACTATTTCAGGATAATTCCATAACCACCAAAAGAATATATAAATTTTTCTCATCAGTCAATTGTTTTAAATGTTGTTGATTTCACTTTATAACCCTCCTCTTCTAAAATACTTTTTTTAAACCCTTCAATTACATTAAGAGCTCCTTCTTCGGTATTATGCGATTCTGTCATACCATTTGTTAGTATATAACGGTTGTACTGTGTAATTATATTCTCCCAATTGGTACCCAACCAAACAACCCTACCTGTTCTCAACTTAGGTGTCCCAACTTGTGGTATGTAACGTTTTTCTCCGTTGTTACGTTCTTCTATTTTAATTCTATACATATCTATACTGTGTGTTCTATTTGTACTCTTACACAATTCTGAGGTAATCTACTTAAGTGTCTGTAATTGTTGATGTAACCCATCATATTACCACTACCAATAGCATTTGCAGAATGAACCACAACTTCCACAACAGGTTTACCATCCATCCATTGATTAACCAACCATTTGGTACAATCCATTCCTGTTTTCTCAGTGATGTTATCATAATTGATTGCGTAGTTTTTTACAACACCATACAACCATTCATTCATCGCACTATCACCTAAGTCGTGATCCAACGATATCAAATCAATGTTCTCCAACCCAATTGAGTTTATCTTTTGAACGAACTCATCATAAGAACGAACAACGATCCAACTTGGATCTACTGGTGTGCGAACATCATCCAAATATATTTTTACTTTATCCATATTACAAATGTACTATTTTTTTATTAAACCTAAATCTATTCTATATTGTTTTATCTTAGATCTCATTTCCTGAAATTCATCACCATCACTAGCCTGATGACCTTTCATGACCGCAGAAGTAATTATCATTTCATTATCAAGTATATAAGATAACTTCTCCTGATCCGTTAGTTCACAAGGTGTAACCTCAGTTCTAATGTAAGTTCGGATCATTTCTTTAATATTATTGATCTGTTTGGTGGGATTGGTTTTCCCATTATAACTCATAACAGAAGAATCATAGATATACTTACATAGTTGTTGTAATTTATCTATTCCCATTACATTAATTCAAATTCTTTTTTGACTAACTCTATTTCTTCTTTTAACCTATCAAGTTCTTTGGTTATCATTTCTTTAATAAGTTCTTTGTTATAAACACTTACCTCTTGTTTACTTGGAAAAGATCCTCCCCTTGTATATCCGATTGTTACCCCTACCCCACAAGATTTAAGTGCAGATTCTAACTTATACTTCTGTGTTTCTAACCTATCAATATTTTCCTTGATTTTTTTTGCCTGTTCAAATTTCTCTATTTCCATTTTTATATTTTTTACGTAAGTATTCCGCCCACACTTCTTGTTTTCTACCATTAATAAAAAACCATCCGAATTTTATTTCAAACCATTTGCCAAACCGATAAAACATTTTATTATTCATTGTTATAAATTTTTTAAAAACTTAAGTAAAAAATACTTGATTACCAAACCTTATCGCATCTTTAAGATACTCATTAAAAGGTTTTGTTCTATCTTCTTTGTCGTGATAATAGTTACCCCAATCCATATTACCATCCTGAGCCGGTAATGGTTGGACTTTTTTTACTCCATTTCTAATAATATCATCAACCCCAAGAAGAGTACGTCGTCGTGTACCAATAGTCTCCTTTACTCCACCTTGAATAATATCTTTAATTCTTTCATCACCATCTAACCAATCACCATCTTCAGTATGTTTAACACCATTTTCAATGGTATCTTCAACTTGTCCACTTAACGGTAACCTTAATGATATGGTCTCTTTCACCCCATTTTGAATGGTATCTTTAACTTCAATTAGTTGTAAATCATTAAGTTCTGAGGTATACTTAACCCCATTTTGGATGGTATCTTCAACGTCAACATGAAATGGTTGTTGATCCCCTTGGGTATATTTCACCCCATTTTTAATGGTATTATCAATGGTGTACCGTCCGTTCCATCGATCCATATTGGTACGTTTAATTCCATTTTGAATGGTGTCTTCAACATGATGGATTGAACCGAGTAATTCACATTGGGTGTTTTTCACCCCATTTTGAATGGTGTCTTCAACTGAACACGGAAGACGATATTTAACAACAAAGGTGTGTTTAACCCCATTTTGAATGGTATCTTCAATAGCGAATGAATCGGCAATTGATTCAGGTACGGTGCGTTTAACCCCATTTTGAATGGTATCTTCAACTATGGGTTGGAGTTCAAAATGAAGGTTTATGGTATCTTCAACCACCTCAGGTTTAAGAAATCTTGACTCAAACCATTCGGTAATATATACTTGATTTTCCATAACATCCAAAGACATTGCTTTAAATAAAGATTTAAAAATATTATAGTTATACCACAATGTTTTATCTTTAGTAAATTCAATCATCCATTTTAATTCTTTGGTGTTAATTAACCAAAAAGATCCATTATGGTTATATATGTCCATACCATTGGCGAGATCATCAACTATCTCAAACAAACATTCTTTTTTCTTTAGTTCTTTATTATTCATTACCTAAACTGTTTGGGTAATACAATAAAGTTGGATTCTTTTTTTGAATATCAACGTCAGGGTATTTCTCTTTGAACTTCTTAACATCAAATTTCTTGGTAATTAAATGGAAACCACTTTTAGTTGGGATGATCGATTCAATCTTTGGTCCTGAAATGTAACCATTTGGAATACCAACCTCATCAAACTTAACTTCAGTGATTGGGTTACATTCGTATTCAATGAATGCCATCATTAAAGGACTTACCACCTCAACATCATCCAAATCAATAATCCATCTCTTTTCTTGAGTCTTGATCTGACCAACAACCGAATCAAATAAACCTTTCTGGTTTGATACACCATCTCGTATACGTTCAGCAAGTAATGATAACATATTTAACGATACGTCCTTATGATTTTGTTTTTGGACATGGATATAAGCACGAGCCTTAAACATCTCACAAAGTTGTTTAATCTCATCGTATCGTTTATCAAGATACTCAATAGAATCAACACAGTAAGTCTTAATAGTCCTTACAGATTGGTGATTGTCTCTCTCACCTTCAGGTTGGTCTTTCTTACGTTTGAATACATACAACATATAGAAATCACCAACCTCAGTGAAGTTAAGTAATGGTTTTATATTTTTTAAGTTATCAATCATTTTTGTATTTTTCTAAATAATATTTTACAAATATACAAATATTATTGAGGATTTTGTTCCTGATATAACATATCTCTTAACATTTTATTTTCCTCAACCAAAATTTCACATTTTTTATGTTCTTTCAAGATTGAGTAGGACATCATAGATCCTATAACACACCCAATAATAACTCCAATTATTGCCGCAATTTTATAACTTTTACTTTCCATTTTCTATTTGTTTTTTTAATAATTCATCTCGTTTAAAACTTAATTCTAAATCTAAAGAAGCCCTAACAGACCAAATTAAACTACGATCAACTTTATTACGACGCATTTGACTCTCAAAATTACGTATCAAACTTCTCACACTAATAGTTTGTTGATACGTCTCGCAGGAATTAATTACTTTTCTCACCCATTTATCTACGTCTCCGTAATGTCTACTTCTATTTTCCATAATTTATTAATTTTCCATTGTGGGCTTCAACCACATTAATTTGTTTTCAAAAATATATCTCTTTAACGTTGGGTAGTCATTTAACATATCTAACGTACCCATTGTATCGTGTTTAAAACATTTAAACAACTCTTCTCTAATTCTTTCAGATGATACAACTCCCATCTTATTTTCATAATCGTAGTTGTTGATGTAGTAATCTAAAAATTTTAAACTGAAACCTTTTGTTATTGCAAATCTTACCGCTCTTAAAACACGAAGCGGATCATCATTAAATGTTTGTTCAGGTGGTAGTGGAGTTATAAGAACCATTCGTTTTAAATCATTCATTCCATCAAATAAATCAATGATCTTACCATCTTCACCTTTAGCCATGGCGTTAACGGTAAAGTCTCTACGTTCTAAATCGTCTTTAAGGGTTCCTGGTACAATGATAGGAGTTCTTGTTCCTTCCACATACCCAATCTCTTTACGAGCCATTACGAAGTCTGCAACCCCTTGATATTTGTGATCCTTAGGGAACTTAGCTCTTATAGTAAAACAATCAGGTGTTGATAGGAATATCTCAAATTTCTCATTTAAAAGAAATGTTTCCAACACCACATACATCTCGTGAGCACTCTTGTACTTTTCCAATAATGTATCACTTGGGACCGCAACATAATCAACGTCTTTAGATTGGAGACCTAAGATCTCGTCTCTAATTTTTCCCCCTACCTCATAAAATTTAAATAAACTCATATTAATATCCTTCTCCTGTTTCGTTAATAAAATCAACCCCTTTTTCTTTTGCAAACTCAGACACCAGTCTCTCAACTAAATCTTTATCCATTCTTCCATAATCAACAGAATAACCATAAACTCTAATTCCAAGATCAGACCAACGAACTCTTCCCCCACCACGGATTCTCCAACCCTTCAGTTCAGGTTCTTCGTTTCTAAAATGATTTGCAACGTCTTCATGAAACTCACCGTAACCTGAACGAAATACAACTTCACCCTCATTTTCAAGGATGACACATTTACGAACCATATCTTTTTCAATGATAACTTTTTCCATAAAACAAAAGTAATTAATTTTTAGTTATAAACCAAAAAAATCCCCACTTATTGTGAGGATTTAATTTGTTTAACCTTTTATTATTTGTTCAGGTTTAAAAACAATCCTGAACCACCTGCTACCGTTGTTGGTAATTTACCGTCCCAAGCGGATGCCTTTAAGTACTCAATATACATAGGTGTTATTTGACTTTGTTTGATCTTAATCGAAAGTGCTGAAGCATTTGCGTTAATTATAGTTTCAGCAGAATCGGCTCTTGCCACGGCCACCTTACGTCTTCCTTCAGAGATTGCGGCGATTGCCTGTTGTTCTGACGCTTCCGCTTGTTGGATTGCCTTTGTCTTTGCGATGATCGCCTCCTGTAATGTTTCAGGTGGTGTAATATTTGTTCTCAATTGAGACACATTAAACCATTTAGATAACCTAACATTACATTCTGCAACAATTGCCGATTCAAACGCTTGTCGGTGATTAAAAATACTATCAACCTCCCAAGTATTCGCAACATCATTAACTGCTCCGATAATTGCGTTTTTCAACCATCCTTGTTCAACATCTTTAATTGGTCGTCTCAAGTTTACAAACATATCACCAATCGCATCCTCACGTAATGAGTAGTTGAATGTTGGTTTGATAGTTGCACCAAATCCACCTTTTAAGATTACAGATTGATCATCATACTCAATATGTTGTTGGAAGATTGGGAATTCTAATACTTGTGTTGTCCAAGTGTTATATACAACCCAACCCGTTTTGTATTGGTAATTTGATACACCACGTTCAGAACCACTTAAATTAACAACAATTCCTTTGTTTCCAGCATCAATTCTTTCCAACGAATACGGTTGTATTCCACTAATTAAAAGACCTACCACAACAACCAAAACTGGTTTTAAAAATGGCATATCCACCTCATTTTTTACGTTTCTTAAAAACATAAACACACCTACGATCAAAGAGATCACTAAAATTGCAATACTAATCATTTTTTTCTTCTTTTTTTAATTTATCAAATAATTTATTTACCATTAGTCTTATCATAAAAACAGTGTACATCAAGACTATAACTGATCCACCTGCCTGTAGAATTAAATCCACCTCTCTGTTAATCACATATTCAAAAAATACATTCATAACCAATAGGTAGATAATTGTGAGGATTACAACTCCCCAGATACCTAACTTTTCTACTTTAAACATCCACTTCATTTTTATTTTATTACGTAATTTAAAATATACAAAATCATTGTGACACTTCCAAGTAATACAACCATTAATGCCTCTAAATCATTTTTTCTCATTTTACGATTGCGGAAGTTAGGGTATTGATTAAACCTTGAACCTGTCCGAAACTATCGAATCGAACCAATGGATCCGTATTGAATAACTCAACGTACCATTCACCGTTTTTAATCTCCTCATTTGTTGGTGTGATGAATGTTAACCCATCAACAATATCCAACACGTAGTAATAAGAGTCATCCTCATCGTGCTCTTCTATTAGTTCACTTTTAAATCCTAAAAGGATTAGTTCTCTTTCTGTCATATTATTTAGATTCAATTATTTTATATGTTCCTTCAATAACTCCGTATGATGACTCTTCGTGAAACTCGTATGTTTCGGCAACATCGTTTGAATCCATATCTTTGGTTAGATACCAAACTTGAGTTTCCTTCCATGTTACGTTAACCAATTTTTTACCTTTTGGTAGGTTAATTGTTCCTTCACCACCCCAAGCCTTAACTCTTTCATTTTCTGTACAAGATGTTACCATAACACCCATTAAAATTGCAAAAAACACTTTTTTCATATATTATTTATTTAAAGATTTATCAATTAAAACATAAGGAGGATAGATTCTTACCTCAGATCCGTCACTATTAAAGTAATAGGCGGTATCTCCATCAAAACTAATAGTATCTGTATACCATATTGCGTCGTGCATTGGGTTTAGTCCTGAAGTTGGTACATATACCTTACCATGAATCTCATACTTGAATTCTTTTACATTACAGGAAGTTATTCCCAATAACATAATAAACATTAATTTTTTCATAAATTTATCTCCTTTTGATTTTCCATTAATTCATTTGTAAACATATTGTCGTTAGGATCATGTTTACCTAAATTATAGGTAGTAAATGTACCGTTTTTAAAATAAACCCTTAACATTAAAAACCCTAATTCGGAGATGTAAATTTTGTCAATTTCACCATTACCTTTAGGTGTATCAATTAATAAATTTCTCATAAACTTTCTTCTTTGATTTTTTCGTGTTTCTCTTTGAACTTGTTAAATAACTCAACCAATTCATCAACGGAATCAAACGCCCATCTTTCTGTTTCAATAACAAAGAAGTCACCACCACCACCATTATCAGTTTTGATTGTTAAGAATTGATCTTCAGATGTGCAACAGTCTGCATCTTGTGCAAACGTAACCTTAAACTCTTGACTCAATATTTCAGCTTTTTTAACCATATCTTATTTTTATCAAAGATATGTATTTTTTTTAAATAAACCTAATTTTACCCTCAAAATTTTCAACTTCACATAATCCTTCATCGTCAGATAATATTCTATCAATGTCTTCAGGAGTTAAAGTTAATTTTTCAGGTCTTGCATGGATCTTAAAACTTCGAGTTAAACTTAATTTAGGGTTCTTTATCAAATTTAATACGATTTCGTTTTCACACTTAACAATCATTGGGTATTGTCCATTTACAGTTACAATAGCATCATCACCAATAAATATTTCTTCTGTTGATCCAAGATAAGGCTTCTCATCAATTACAAATAATTTTACTTTAGTCATTTTTCTTTTTGTTATATATATGATTATGATTCCAATTACCACACTGATCACAAGGTTCATAATCCATTGAATTTTCAACATCATATTCAAACTCATCTCCGTGATTAATAATCATTCGAACAATCTCTGTCCAATCATTCATACTTAATTTATTTTTTATCAATCTTAGGTTATCAATCAATTTATCCTGCAAATCATTAACCATCTCAGGACTCCTATTATCATATTCATGGCTAAATAATGATTCATCATCTATCTCAACATCATTACCAAAACAATTTTCACTTAAGCTAATCTTGTTCATATTCTTAAATTATTTTTATTGTTCATATCCATAATATAAATCTTTAAATTTTTAACTAAAGATTCGGAATCACATTTCTCATACATATCAGGATATCTTTTTGCCAATTCGTTTGTTTCTTCCATATCACGACAACTTGTTAATATATCTAATAACATAGTTCTTAACATATGTTCTTTATCGTATGAATCCTCAATTTTTCTTTCAAGTACAATTTCCTCAAGTTCCATTGTGTAATCAATTAACTCTTCAACTGGACCTAAATCCATTAAATGTTCATTACCTCTGAATATTTGACTTACGCTCTTCATAGTGTTTGTTACATAATGTACTATACCAACCAAGATCTGTTCTCATTTCGCCCTTTTCACCACAGGTTTCACAAATCTCATAACTTTGATTTTCAGCTAAATGTATTCTTTTAAAAATTTCATCAGATCCGGTATTGATGTAAAATCTTAAACCACCAAACTTTTCTTTAACCTGACATATCTGTTTGTCCCACCCAAGTTTTATTAGATCCTCAATAAGATCTTTAATTATCGGGTACCAACCACTATCAACATCAAACACCTCACAGTGTTTAATACTTGGTCTATCTGAGTAAAACCCATTCTCAAGCCCACCTATGGACTCAAGGAAATCATTCATTTCTTCTTTAGTCATCTTTTAAAAACTTTAATATTTTTTCTTTGATCCCAGATTGTTTAATACCTTCAGCACCTTTTGGTGTTAACACAAAATTATCTAATCCCCAATCTTTCCAACCCTCACCGTTTTTACCCATATCAAGGTCATCTACCGCAACCCAATGTGTGATCTCAGGATGGTCATGTAAGTATTGTTTAATCTCAATAACACGAGTCATCTCTAAGTCCCATTGTGGTGACCATACCCAAACCATATCATTATACCAAGTACATTGACCTAAGTTTGGTGTTAAGGCAATTGGTTTTTTTGAGATTCCTTGTGATTCATAGTACTCACCCATCTCCTCAAGGTTTGCCCATCGTTTCCAATCAGATGAGGTAACAATCTCAGCACCCGTTTCTTCAATAATTTTATTGAGAATCTTAATTGCTTTCTGGTTGAAGTTATCAAATCGATACTCCAAAGGGAAATCTCCCATAGACATGGATAATTTAATCCCGTCCCATTTCATTTGTTTCTTACGTCGTCCTCCCCACTCTGAAGATAAACAAATAACTCCATCGTGATCTAAAAATATTACTTTCATAATTACATTATTGATCCTTTAATTTTAAAAACATATTCAATCCATTCTTCAATTATCTCATAAAGATCATTTAACATATCTTCTTTTATATTCAACGCTTTACATATTGGTTGAACAAAAGTTCTGTATTCTAAAAAGATAATTTCATCTTTTAAGTTAAATCTAAAATAAACCTCACCTTCTTTATGATAACAAAGATTTTTTGGGCTACACACTAAGTCACCGTAATGTGTGTCCAAAAAATTTAAAATAACATATATTTTATTTTTCCCTATCATTTAAGAATTTATTGAATGGATGGTCCTTATCTTTATTGATTTTTCTAGCAAACCTTGATGCTATTAATATTACCAATAAAAGTATAATCCCTACCATATTGCAAATATAGTAAATTAATTCCAAATAAAAAACCCCACCTGTTGAAGATGGGGTTAAAATTTTAGTGGTTATTTTATTTTTTCCCACATATTTGTTTAACATCCTCGTCTTTGAAGGTTTTACTCTGTGTTTTGTCCTCTAACGCCTTTTCTGTTTCTTCCCCGAACATGCCGTCAACATCAATACCTAAACATTTTTGTAATTGTACTATTTTTGGTCCCTTACATCCTTTATGGTATTCTCCATTACAATTTGTATATTCACTTTTTCCTGTCTCGTTATTTGTTTCTAAAACTTTACATTTAGGATCATCAGGTGTTTTCTCACAATATACTTTTAAATTATCAGCACATTCCTTAATGTGATCCTTACAATATTCTTCAGACTCAGTTTGTGCATATTTTTTAGTCATCTCAACTAATGGGTCTGCAATTCCTTCCCAACCATAATCAAAGTCACCATCTAACGCATCTAATAAAGATTCATTAAATGTTTTTTCATATTTTTCACTTACCGCACAAAAATCACCAGGACTCTTAAATGACTTGAAGACTCCATAAACAGCATCCTCATCTGTTCCTAAACCATCCATAGCGTGGTATAATATCCCTGAATTCTTTTTAACCTCAACATCACTCATGTATCTTTTCCACTTATCCTTATCTTTACTTGTTTGACAAATACCAAATAGATTTTTAATCATGGACATTTTATCATCTTTTGTGAACGCCCAATAACCTAATGCCGCAACACCCGCAACACCAAGTATTGTCCAACCAACAGGTCCTAAACCTAAAAAAGTAGCCGCCGCTGCCGTTTCACCACCTGCGGCCGCAACCGCTCCCGCACCTACAACTTCAGCCCCTACAACTTCAGCCCCTGTTGCCGCCGCAGTTGTTCCTCCACCACCAAGAAGTGAAGAAGCGGTTTCTACCCCAGTAACCACATCAACTGCATTTTCAGCATTATCACCATTAAGTAATTTTGAACCCTTAGGTATTTTTCCTTTTATATCTGTTCCTTTAATAATATCACCTGACGGTAATAACCATCTATAAATTTTGTCAGTAATACCATCAGCTTCATTAATATTCTCATTTAAGGTTTTAGATCGATCATATCCCATAAGGTTTTTAATCCTATTCAATTCCTCAAGTATAATTTTATTATCTTTCATAAAACTTTTTATTATAAATACTTGTTAAAACAAAAAACCCCCAACATTTCTGTTGAGGGTTTTATAACCTGGTTTTAAGTGAGTTCAATATGTTAAAGTATAATGAGTTTTAAGTTTTGACAAAAAAAGTTGTTGAACACTTGAATTTTGACTAAAGGACCGTTACTTAATCAGTATCATAACATCGACTCCAGAATAGTTTGTAGTTAAAACATAATCCCTACACTCTCACAGATTATTAAATTTGGGTTATCGCATTATGAGTATCTAACTCATCTTGGATTACCTCAATCTCGTTTTCCAACCCTTTAACAATACCATCTCTATCAACAATTGAGATTTCTGATGTCATTGTAGGAGTATTCTCAGACCGTCTTGAGTATTTATCAGTCGAAGTACCTTCTGTACAATCCATAAATTTGATTTTCGACACAATCGACTTCAACTCAGACATTCTGAATATCTTACCATACACGGGTGAGTTTGCTTGGTGAATCTTTGTTTTTAATTCAACCAACTCATTGGTTAAGGCTACCATCTTGTCCAAAGACTCTGTCGGTGAGTATGGTCTATCATTACCTACCTCAACACTATTGTACACAAGTACTTTTTGTGTCTCTTCGGTAATTTCTTTTACCAATTTGTTTTTTAATTTTAACGCTTGTTTAATATTCATAATAATTTTCTTTTCGTATTAAAGTATAAGTGATCTTTTTAGTTATGTCAAGTTTATTTTACTATTATGGTAAATCATCACCAAGTGGGTTAGTAGGTCTCAACATACGAATTCTTTGTCTCATATCTTCTATAATATCATCATGAAGACCCGTATGTACTCTTATCTCTTCATTTGGTACAGATTCCTCCACAATCATTTCCTCCGTCATCATTTCCTCCATTGGCACTGGCATCGGTTCATCGTGTCGATACATTACCATTCTTTTCAATTCACTTTCATCAAATAACTTGTAGTTAAAATTTTTATCTTTAACGTCAGATTTCATTCCACTAAACAACTTATGTAATAATTCTAACGGAAGTCCTGTCTCCATTGAATCCACTCTGTCATCTTTTTGATTATATATTTGAATTTGATGATCGTTATGGTAAAACCCAAATTTCACATTATTTATTTTATCAATCACATACACAAGTACACCATCTCTTGAGTGATTGTAAAAGTAACTTTGGTCATGAACTGAGGCGGTACACCATTTTGTTTGATACCCATAAGAAACAGACGCTTCATATGTTAAGGGTTTAATACAAAAATATTGATCATCCTCGTAAACTACTTTTACTTGTTTTTTTGCCTTTTTAAATAGATCACGATTTTTTGCTTGATATACTTCAGTTGCAACCATTTCCCAACTATCGTATTTACTAACATCTTTTTCATTAGTTAACCCTCTTTCCATATAATCACAAAACTCAACAAATAAATTCATCTCATCCCAACCATATAAATGACCAATTAATCTTTTTGTCATCCAACTATCAAAAGTATTGTCACCTAAAACCTCATCAACTTTTCTTTCCCTTGATGATGATTCTTTAACCATATATTTAATATCGTTATCAAAACTTTTTTTAAGTATCTTGACCAAAAATTGGGTGTACTTTTTAGTTTCACTAGTATCTAGTTTACCCATTAAATCAATTAAACTAATGTCAATTACGTCGTTTTCTTTTTTAATTTTCTTTATTCCCATTTTCTATATTTTTATCTTCTAATGATGTTCCAAGTATATATAATTCAAAGAGTATCGTTATACCGATTTGAAAGAACCCGCTGAATAACCACCAATTAAGTGGATTAAAATCATTCTCAATACATAACATTACTGAATACCACAATAAGTTTTTTGAGAAGAATGCAAACGTATTTAATTCCTGTTTCATCATAATGGTAATCTATCTGCAATTTTCTTAATAAACTCTTCCTCTTCGTTTGTTAACTGATGATATGAATTCCATATCTTAGTTAGGTTATCTCTTAATTCACTTTCACCCTGAGATTCTTTATCACCTCTAACAACTTTTCTTATATCAGGATTAGTATGCGATTGTAAAATATCGTCTTCATATAACCATTCTGACATCATTTGTTTATCACGTCTATTCATTTCACTGTAGACATCTTCCAAGTCAACATTAACACTAACCCAACTCATAATTTCATTTTATTTAATAATAAGAAAAAAAAGTGACCCCATCAAGTTAATGGGAGTCACCCACGTTATTTTTTTCACCATAGATCAAGTAGTCAGGATTGATTACTTTAGAAACCTTTCTACGGTCACCATTTACGGATTTCACAACTATACCTTCGTGAGGAACTTTAGTACCTTCTATGAAGTTACCGAAGACGTATTTGTCTTGTTCTTCTTTATCCCAATTACCTTGGTATAACAACTCAACCTGTGGTAACTCTAAACAGTCAAAGTGTACAGTTTCATTTATGTATGGTTGGTATTCTCCATCAACTTCAACATCAAACCCTACAAACTTAACATCAGTCAAACCGTACTCGTAGTTTTTTTGTATTCCGGCACCATATATCTCACCGTATATAACAACACCTTCAGTTAACATAGATGGTTCGTAAGTATCTTTTACGTGATCCCACAATTTACCTCTTATGTCGTATGTGTTTGCAACAGTTTTCCAAACATCAGTATCGTAGAAACCTTGAGAGTCAGATCCTTTTTCAACGTTGTGAGAACCATAGACATATTCAAACGCCGCCCATTGATTACCAAATAGTACTTTAACACGATCCCACAAAGAAAGTTTTTTCTTTCTAACTATTCCGTAACGAGCGTTAGTTCCGTGAAGTTTACGAGTTATAACAACCTCATCTTCCTCATTGAACATATCAGGTACGTTCTTTTGATTAGGGAACTTGTAGTAAACTTTGAAGTTAGGGTTTTGGTGGTACTTTATTTTACGTCCACCAACACTTAACTGAACGGTCTTAACAGGTGGCTCATACTTAGTTATCCCAAGTATTGTCATCATATCATCACCTTCATTAACGTTGTTCTCCAAAGATTTTGGTGCCAAGTATTTGAATGGTATTAATAAACATTCAGAATAAACTCCACGAAGTTTTACAGTACGAACTCTTTGACCTTTACGAAGGTAGTTAGTAACTTCCATCAAGTCAGATAATGCCTGTGGTATTACCGCATCTGTGGTCGCAACAACAACCTTATCTCCAGATTGGTATTCACCTTTTTTAGTTATGGCGTTCCATCCACCAACTAACACTTGTTCTATGTTATCCGCCCCTTCTATTGGTTTAACCTCTCCGATTACACCAACGTAACATACACTATTTTGATTTTCCATTTTGTTTTATTTTTAAATTTGGTGTTAATAATAAAGCCCATAAACAATTTGCGTTTTTGGTAAAGTAAATTGAGATACCTATCAATCCAAAGAAACCTATATAAATTAATCCAATTCCTAAATATTTCATACCACAAATATACTCATTATTTTTTAATCAATATCATACAATCCGTCTTTTTGAGAATCGTTCATCATTTTTACTAAAAGAGCTTCTCTACTATACTTTCGTATTAGTTTGAAGATCTCAGTTATATCGGTAAATTCCGATGGTGGACTATCGTTTCTCCCAGGAAGAAATATGATCGTAAACCCATGATTCCCCGCAAACCTTTCTTTTACTCTGATACCACATATTTCATCAATATAAACCCAAGGGTAATTACCCGAAAGTTTAACTTCAATTCCAATTTTTTTCAATCTTTCAACAAACCTTGTGATCTTATCACCTGTTAGTTTTGTACTACTTTCTGTTTCCATTTCTATATAAGTTCCAAATTTAGTTTCTCTTGTTTTCATCTTAATACGTATCTGTGAATTACCACCACCAATTTACCATTTATCGTTGCACGATCTGATTGAATTTCAATATCCATCATACCCAAATCTTCCTTAAGTCTGTTGGCTTGGATTTCAACTTCGTGTTCAGCATCTTTTTCATTTTTGAAAAATCCAAAGTAGGAATCACACCCACCTGTTTTATCACATACTCCGTAAATTATCTCTCTTTGATCCATAACATTCTAATTTTTTATCTTTAACATTCCACAAATCTTTTACCCCTTCTGTCATATGACAATTATGTTGTTTCCCTGTTCTGCGACCAAAATCAACAATCATATCATTATGACGGTTTTTTATGATATGCGGACATTCTTTACAAGGTTTTGTCATATTTTATCTAAGATTGAATCAATATACTCTTTTACGTCTCTTAACAACTCTGAGTCGTATTTACCTTCAAAAAGTTCAACATGATAAGAATGCCATTTTGTAAACCTCTTATCGTCTTTTTGAAATGTGCGTGGGTCTCCACGTCTGAAGGAGTCTTTAACTTTTGATCCTTCAAACTTCCATATTGTTACCCCACGATATACCCTTTTAGTTTCTTTAGTTGTCCACATAGAAACAAAGGTAATAAATTAATTTGGATTTGACAAATTATTTTTTGAATTTAAATTCGGTTTCTATTTTTCTTCTACCGTATTTTTTTTCCATCAGTTTCTGATGTAGTTCCCAATTGAGTATGGATTCATTCATTGGTTGATCGTCTTCTGCCATTGCGTAAAGTTTACCTAGTCTTTTAATAATTTTGTTTGCATCATAAGATAATTGTTCACATCTATCCTTAAAGAACATAATAGGATTTTTTTCATACTTAGTCAAATAGTTGATGAATTTTTGTCTTACTTTATTTAGATTTTCTTCATCTTCATCCACACCTAACATACCTCCACCAAATGTTTGATTAAATAAAGTTTTAAGTGCATCAAAAGGTGTTGATGTCATCTTATCAAAATATTCAATAGTATTATTTACCAAGTTTACATAAAGTAAGTGTAAAACTTTTTCAATCTTTCTATTTTCAGGTATATTTTCATCGTATTGTCCAATATGGTCAAGTAATGAATCTACTCTATCCATTTGCTCTTTTAAACCATCAACCAACTTTTCAAAACTATAATCCCTTATATCCATCATTTCTTTAAACGCCTTATCTTCTTTAAGGAAATTTAAAAATTGGGATTTTGTAATTTTCATTTGTCTCATTCTTGATGAAAGTTCAGTTGGTCTAACCAAACTTTCAGCCGCTTGCATAAAATAATTATACCTCATAAACTTTTGGTCAATCTCAGGTATTCCAAACCTTAAATTCCCTTTAGAATAGGTTTGATATTCAGCGTCACGACCCATTAAATCAGTTTGTTTTTTTTGTTTATCGTATTTATGTTTTAATTCATGAGCTAAAGTGGATTCAGTTTCAACACGATCTCGTATAAATCTTTCATATAAATCTTCAGTTTCCCATTCGTCACCAACAACAAAGGTAATGTGTAATTCTATTTCTTTATCTAAAATTTGGACCTTTAATTGTACTTTTTTATCGTATGTAAAGTTTTGTCCCATACCCATACCAGCAATTTCAGGTTTGCCCTCATACTCAGGAATATGTTCAACATTAACATGAAGATCAAGTGAATCAATATGATAATCAGCAATAGTTAAATCAACACTACGGTTAAATACATACTCCTCTCTTTTATCATAAATCCCTTTTATAAAATACATAACTATTTCATATAAGTCGGATGCGGCATCTAAAATACCTTCAGGGACACCTAACGCTTCGTTAAGTACTTTATATTGATTTTCTGTTAATATAATTTTCATAGTTATAAATATATTGGAGTTGCAATTTAACCCACAACTCCAACAATATCATCTAAGTGGTGATCATCATTTATTTCAGACATTACCATTCTTTTATCCATCATATGTACAATCTCAGTTATACTATATGGTTGAAGGTTGTTTCCATCAACTCCGACATCCAATCTTTTTCCTTTACCCCATTTTCTACCTGAAGGTAAGTGTACGTGACCATGAAGGTGAACAACACCTTTACTAAGTCCATTCCAACTTGCAAATGGGTAGTGAGTCATTACAAAGTTCTGACCATCAATATTAACCTGTAAGTAATCACTAACAGATAAAAACATATCTTTGATGTTATCTCTGTTGTTTTTAATGTGGTGATCGTGGTTTCCAAGAACCAAGTGAATATTTTTACATATCAATCGGTCCAAGAAACTCAAATCCACCAAATGCAATATCGCCCAACATAATCAAAGTATCATTCTGACCAACCTTTGAATTAATGTTGTCAACCAATGCGTTATTCATTAGTTCCAATGTCGGAAAATCTCTTGTATTATGATCTGGTACTTTTCCGTCAGATGTTCTCCAATCAGTCACACCTCGACAAATGTTTTTATGGTTGTAGTGTGGATCTGATGTGACCCACACTCTACCTGTTGTTAATATTTTATCAAATTTCATTTCTTATAATTTTATTTCGAACCTATCTTTCATTATTTGAACCTTGTCTTCAGGAACACCATGTTGATTAATCCCACCATGTCTGTTTTCAACAATAACGGTAAATACTTTATAATCAAACGTGTCAGCCATTTTAAAATACGGTTCCATTTCCCAATCTTGCGTAAATGTATTTGAAACAACAATCACATTATTAATATTGGCGGTATGATTTAATATCATCGCAGTATGAACACGATCCTGACACCATTTATGTGCTTCCTTCAATTTGGTGAAATCAAATTTATATTCACCATTATCCATAAAGAACATATCGGTCTCAAAATGAGTACCACCTAATGACTTACCAAACGTAGACTTACCTGAGCCAGGTACCCCTCTAACAATATAAAGTATTTTTTCCATATTGCAAATATACAAAAAAAAACGGCATAAAAAAAGGGAGATTACTCTCCCTCATTAAATTTATTTTTTTATTAATAAACCGTTACATTTCCACCAGGTGTAGTAACCTTTGGTTCCTCAATAGGAGCAATAGGTGCAACAGGGGTTTCAGGTGAAAGTGCCATCATAATTTGATTAATTGTTTTTTGAGTTCTTTTACAGTTAACTGTTAAATCAGCCTCTTTAGTGTTATTTAAATATTGTTTTATCTGTCTTAAGGTATCACAATATTCTTTATTACGTATATCTCTTTGTCTTTGTTTTTCAGGATCTACAGTACCACTACCTGTTCCACTTCTTCTACCTGAACTGTTATCATCACTTCTATTTCTTCTACCCGTACCACTATTATCTTGAGTGTCACCATCACTTTTTATAACCTCTTGAGTACCTTGTTTTGCATCTTCACCAAATAAAACTCTTTGTGTTGATCCACCAGGACCATCAGCAACAAAAGTTGCATTAATAGCCACACTGTATTCATTTACAATCTGAGTAATTTTAAAGTAACCATCATTACCACTTAATTGTGAGTCATCAGTTTTAGGCGACACTTTAATCCAATTACCAACTATATAATTATGTTTTTTACCTGAGTAAGTTGACGGAGTACCTGACCCTTTAAATTTTATTAATTTATCATACGTTGTTTTATCAACAATACCCGTTTCAGGTAATTTGTATTTTTTTTGAAACTCTTTAACCGTCTTTTCAGTTTCAGGCCCATACTTACCTTTACTTATACCTAATTTTGTTTGTATAAATTCAACATCAGTTCCAGACATACCCACTTTTAAATCTTGAGTGTACCCTGTACCTGTTTGTTGTATTGGGTCAGGATATTTTTCAATAATTTTATCATAAGTTGCACTATCAATGTCTCCAGTTACAGGTAGAC